TACTACTTCTTTGAACTCAGCCTTATTGTTTACATAATCAAACAAGTCAACCCAAGTTTTCTTCTCATTGAGAGTGCAACTGTATACTACAGATGACATCTGCTCTGGTGAGTTGAGGTTCACTGGTGTATCTCCCATAAGCATACGTACTTGTTTTGTAAGCCTCTCTTCTATAGCTATCTTCTCTTCTTCAAACTCTTTACGTACTATTTCTAAGGCGGGTTTATCCACCCTGACTCCAGACATGTACATTCTTGTAAGGGTTTTACAGGTTCTAAAGGTAACGTTTTTGACTCGTAGTAGGGAGTCGGACTCAGGCTTGGCGTAGTCGGCTTCGATTGCAAAGAACAACTCGCGAGTAACGTCAAGGTCACGCCGCAAATAAAAGCTAAGCTCATCAAGAGGTATTTCATTTGTGTTATACCCTTTCTTAAAGTACTCCTTTAAAGTATCATCTTTCTGGAAGTTTAGTTCACGGCGCTGGGCGCAACCGTCCATGCTCAGTACGTCTTTTTTTCCTCTCAGTAAAATATACTCAGCTAACATAGTGTCATATATGTCACCATCATACGTGAAGCCACACTCCCACAACCACATGAGGTCATGCTGTGCGTTGTGCATAATTAGTAGCGTAGTCTGATCTAGGATCAGCTGTATCTGCTTAGCTTGTAGTCCAGAGTTATCTTTCTTTTCTACATGGTCTAACGTAAAGATGTTTGTCTCATTAACGTTGTCTATATTCTGTGTACCTACTTGAGTAAGCGTATTGCTTGGCTCAAAGGGGTCCATGTGTAGCCTACCGTTACGTCTGGTAGTTGTGTTCTCAACGTCTAATACTAGTCTCATCCATCCATCCTCTTACGCCGTGTACTGACTACGATCTCCGTCTAGTTCGCAGTGTACGACACCATGCCACCCACCCTTAAGCTTATTCTTAGCTATGTTCAAGTGCCTTTGTTCATCTTGCTCATCTGCACCCTCAACTAACTTGTTGCGTGAGATCAGGATCATCAAGTCAGCTTCACTAGCCTTGCCTGTCTTACTGCCTTCCATCATGCTCTGATCAACGTAGACCTTCCCTTCTGCATCTGCTGATAGCTGAGACATCCAGATGATAGCGCAGTTGTGCTGCTTGGCAATATTACGTGCATGGATGGCTGCATCCTTGAGGTATACGTGTGAGTCAGATCCACCCTTAGAGGCAAACTTGTCACCCATGTCCAGTACCACGACATCAGGGGAGTAAGCCTTAACAATAGCCTCTACCCATGCCATGTCCTTGCCTGTGCTGTCCTTAACAAAGATGTTCTCTGTGACAGGCTTGTAGCGAGCAGCAGCGAGTGCGTAGTTGCCCTTAACCTCTTCCATTGACATAGTGGTAGCAGCACTAAGATACCTCGCTCCTACGCGATGTGATGGCTCCTCATTACATAACACCATGCACTTAGCACCCTGACTAGCGAACCCGCCTGGAGAGGCTAAGGTAGAGGCATGGAAGCTTGTCTTACCCGTGTTAGGTCTAGCACCTACAATAATGAGATGCCCAGCGCTAATGCCTTCTACTTTCTTTCTTAGTGATGGGATGTTCCATTTCCACTGGCACTCAATAGCGTTGGCCTTAAGCAAGGCGTCAATAGACATATCATCCCAATCAACCTTGAGGTTAGGCATGAAGTCATCTTGGTAGTTCTGTATCAGGTTACGCAGCGGCTCTAGACTATGATCACCACCATTGATGTACTCAAAGCCAATGTTAGCTACCTCTTCACCTACCACCTTTTGAAACATATTAGCCATAACTTCGTTGGCAATACCCTGAGACATAGCCTCTTCTTTGTTGATCCTACGAAAGAGATCCTTGTATGCCTCTTTGTTAGCAGTAGTTAAAGTGTTGTTACTAAAGAACAAAGCTTCTAGCTCTGCTACACTTAGGTCTTTCTCGTAGGTCTCCATAGCGTAGTCAATGGTCTTCTTTACAAGACGTATATCCTTAGTGAATAGTTTATCTGGGCAACGAACTCCTTTGTTGTTTTCATAGAACTCTTTGTTTAAGAGCGTCTTGACAAGAGCGAACTCCATCATGCGTACACCTTCCTGATCGTAACTATCTCGTGTTGCGTATAAGCAATCTCTATCTCAAGCTCTTTACGCTTAGGAGTTAGCTTTTTAGTAGTCTTTATAATTGACATACGCTTGGCTTCTAGGTCAGATAACTGATCCTTTAGTTGTCTTAGATTCTTGCTCATCTTTTAGTTCCTTTTTTCTATTGCGTAGAACATACCCTCTGATCTATTCATTGATAGAAATAGATCTCTTAGTTGTTGATAAGACATGTACAACATCTGGTACTGATCTAAGTCCTCATCAAACTGCCTAATATAAACTGTATTATCTTCTCCTACTATCATTTCAACATCATTAAATGCGTCACCCTCATCTAAACTGGTGATGACAGATGCATCTTTCTCAAACTCAACTGTGAACATTGTTAGCTTTTGCTCTCTCTATTGATCTCTTGCGTTCTTCCTCATTAAACTCTCTTATGTCTTGCTCATCAAACTCTGTTGCATAGTTTAATTGCTTTTGCAACTCTGTAATCTTCTCGTTAGCTATTTTTAGCTCTCGTTGTAGATTCTCTATCTCACCACACATACTCATAACTTTTACCTCTAGTCTAGCTACATCAGTCATTTATTACTGCTTCACGTTGTACTTTCTGTATCTGTTCATACTTAAAGAACAACTGCTCAAACTTCCACTGGTATAGTTGCTGCATACCCATCAGTGCGTTCATCATTTCATCTTGAGTAGGCTCACGTTCACCGTCACCAATCTGTCTGAATGTTGTCTCAAGGTCATTACAGACTGACCAGCAGTCCATGATGTGCGGCTCTAGTTCGTATAGATCAATCATTGTCTTCCTCCTCAGTTAGTGCATCCCATGATACAGGGAATAGTTCAAGCATCTTTCGGTCAATCTGATTAGCTACCTCACGTGTTTCTGCTTGTGTATCTGTTTTACACCGTAGGTTACACATATCAGCGAAGGCGTCAAGGCTACCTGACCAGTACCATTCGGTCATCATACTCTGTGGCAGTATCATCCTAGCCTGTTCAGGGGCAACATCACCTTGTAATAGGATGTTATACACCTCCTTTACCTGTTTGTATAAACATTCAGTAATGTTTGGAGGTGTATCTTCGTAGTTTTCCCAAGGCTGTAGATGCTTTTTATCGTCTGGATAATATTCATCATAATCATCATCAGGTTTAGACCATTCAAGTACTTTAATAACACCCTCAGAGCCTTGCTTCTTGTCAGCACTACGTCCACGCCATACATCAGGCACAAAGAACTCAGGTTCATCGTCAACGTACCGCCTCGATATTTCGTTCCATCTCAAGAACTTATGCTTGACTAGCTGACGGGCTACAAAGATGGGAGCCTTTATGTGGAAACTGGCGAAGCAATGCCCAAAGGGGCTGATGTGCTTGTGCTTAGCTAAATAACTAATAAGCTTGGCATCCTTAGCCTTCAGTGATGGTGGACCCCAAGTATTCTCCTCCATCTCAGATGTCTTACCAAAGCTTACCCGTGCAGCGTTAGCTACAGTTAGGTCATTGCCCATGTGCTCTATGTAAGTAGATTTAATCATTAGTGTTCTACCTCTATTTTAATACATTCTATTGTCTCTGACTTGTCATTTACCATAACTGAGGCAAACTTTAGTTGAGCCATGCACAGTGTCTTATTGTCAAACGTACCTAAGTGGTGATATCGTATACCTTGGCCTGGTATAAAGTTTATCCACAATAGTATTGCTATTACTTTCATTTCTTGCGCTCCTTAATCTCTGTTTCTAGTTTAGCTATACGTTCTTCTAGTTCTTCTACTTTCTTAGTTAGTTCGTTTATATAGTAGTTCTTATTCAACCTACAAACTCCTTAAGCTTCTCAATGTCAGACTCTAATGCATACTTTATGTCATCGTCAAGACGTAAAGCACTAGTAGGTAGACCTGTCCAAGACACAATCTCTCGTGTAAAGGTCAACGTCTTGGGTACAGCGTCAGGGTCTAGCGCTACGATAACCCTGCTATACTCTCCAATCTTTGCCTTATGATCTTCAGTAAGTGATGTACCAAGCAAAGCCATAGCGGTTAGGCCAGGACATACTCTCGCAGCAGTTATAGCGCTTATCACATCCTCTACTACAAGTATAGTACCATTCGGTATGCCAATGCACTTTGTAAAGTAATGCCCTAGCCCAGAGTACCTGTACCACTTGGGCTTAGCACCGTCCAAGGCTCTACCAGTAGCATCGACTAGCTTACCGTTACTAGTACAGGGGAACACGCAGCGTCTGTCCTTCACATCATACATAAGATCTTCACCCTGTATGTTCCATCTGTTTACAAATCTATGGAATAGCTTGTGCTCTGGCTTAGGTGTAACAACATACTCAGGTAATACCATACGTTCTAGCTCTTTCTTTTTGTTTCCCTCTACTGACATGCTCCAAGCGTTGATCTTTGCTTGTATCTCTGTTGCTGTTAAGCCACTACCATACGCACCCTTAACATTACAGGACAGCTTGTAGCAGTTGTATACAATCACACCATCCTTGTTAGTTGCACTGAAGTCATTCCTAGCGTGACACATAGGACACATGCCACGAAACGATAGACCATCAGTCAGGTTAAGCGTGTCTAGGTAGTCGCTTACTTTACTCATTTTTCTTTTCCCATCTCTTTGCTAATGCATTGGATGCACCCGTGAATGTGTTTACCAAGTAAGGTGTAACAGAACTAGGGTTGGCATGTCCACTCACTTGCATGATTTCAAACTGATCTGAGCCAGCCTCAACCATCTGAGTGATAGCTGTACGCCGCAAGTCCATACCTGTAAGCTCAGGTGGTAGATTAGCTTTCTCCTTTACCTCATTGATAACTTGATGTATTTCTACTTCTTGATAGGGTGTGTATGCTCCTGCTCTACGTTTAACTCTTGGAGCTACGTACTGTTGAAAGCCCCAATCTTCTTTCTGTAGGATTAACATCTTGTTTAGTTGTGGTGGTATAGGTAGGTGTACTTCTGCTCCTCTCTTACGTTGTACTAGGTCACAGCGCTGGGCATCTAAGTCTAGAGCATCCCAAGTTAGTCTACGCATATCACCTAATCGTTGCGCCCACTCGTAGGCCATGTGTACTATCAAGCCGATAGAACGATAATCAAAATCACCGTAGGCAGTGTCTAAGAATGACTTGACGTTATCATGCGTCCACCTTACCCGTCTTGGCTTGCCAGCAGTCTTATCGACTAAACCAATAGGACTAACCTGGACTATCTCAGCTTGCATAGCTACACGGTAAACGGCGGATAGGCACTCTGATCTAATGTTAGCAGTGCGAACACCAATACGTTTCCAAATAGCATATGCTTCGCTGAGTTGTTTAACACCTATCTTATCTATTCGTATACTACCTACCTTCCTACCATCCTTTAAGACAGTATCACAAACTTTGTTAAGGTGTCTAGTGTTGGTCTTTTGTGTTTCACCAGATACATCACGAAACTTATCTGATTGGAAATAAAACTCTACCAGATAACGAAAAGGGTGGTTGCCTTTTGGGACTATTGGGCTGAACTTTCTTGTCACTCTCTTGCTCCTCTTTTGTTTTAGGTATAGGCTTGTCTGACCAATCGTCACATGGATCATCTGTGTTTGTTTCAATCATCCTTGTTTCCTTGAAATGTATCATAAATAAAGTACACTGCACCTGCTAGATAAATTATTATAAGAACTATAGGTATAGCATACATTATCTCTCCTTTGCCATCCTGTTAGAATAATGTATAGTACTGGTCTCCTTCATCAATGCAGTCCTTGACCTGCTTAGCTTGGCGTACAAGATGTTCTGTATCCTCATACTTACCCATCCAATCTGCATCGTCAATCTGTCGCTGTAGTTCATTGTGATACTGGTGAGCGCCTACAAGGTTCTCTGTGTTAAACTTA